CAACCAAATCACGTTTTGGATTAGGACCGTAGCCGTTGTTGCTAAGATCAGTGCCGGGATTGCCGTTCATGTCGTGCGGGGGAGCATAGACTTCAGCAGTGCCGACCTCTTTACCGCCTTGTTTCATGCTGAACTTAGCCATTACATTTTTCCTTGGTTCATGGCACGGGACATGTTTTTGCCGTACTTCATGCGGTCTTCAGATGTGGGGCCACCAGCCTTCATCTTTTTAGCGCCCTTGTGCATGCTGGCTTCATGCTTCTTGACTTCTTTCTTGGCTTCGACATCCGCGATGCCTTTTACCATCTTGCGATCCATGATAACTCCTATGTAGTCACTACAGTGACTGTACCTAATTCCACTTGCAAAACCAAGTTATTCGGAGTCAGCAACGTATCAAACGAACTAGCCCCACCAACCGGGTTCCAACCCCAATAAATAGCTCTGCTGCCTTCTCCTAAATACCCGCTAGACAAAAGCCCAGAAGTAACATAGCTACGATCAGGACGAGGGTTACGAAGAGCTTGCGGGTCATCGACCGGATACATTCCAAGAAGCAACTGTGGATGATCTTCTTCCCAACATTGCGGGCAAACCAAGATGTTGACGTTCTTGGTCTTGATCACCAACCCTTTGAGGTCTTTGAGCTTGAAACGGAACCCGCATCGGTCACACTCCGATATCGCCCGTTTACCTGCTGCAAACCTATTACCCATGATTAGCTAATGAACTGTTGCCGTGGCACGAACCGAACCGCTGCCTTCTCTCGATCTTCACCCGCCGCTAAATCCATGCGGCGTCATACTGTGCTTGCAACATCTGATTGCGCTCCAGTCCACCAGGGACTTTCAACGAGAGGTACGCAGCCAACCCTGCAATCATACACGGTAAGAACCTAAAAGGCACATCCATCGTGTTCACACCGTTACCAGCATCTTCAATCCGGCGCAGCCGCCAATACACGAACGTATAGGTCTGCACATTATCAGGTACGGGCCAGACGGTGATTGTCGGCGTGGGGGACAAGCGATCAATGTAGACCTGAATGGGCCTAGCCTGGGTCAGCTTGTTGGGGATCGTCGCATAGGTAGACACGCTGATCCGCGTGATGTTCAAATCTGCCTGCGTGGAAGCGTTACCTGCTCCGGTGCGGATAACATGCTCCAAGAGATCGACGGTATAGATCGGTAGGTTGTACGTCGCTGTGCCCGGAACAAGAGTGATAGACCCTTGGTCAACAGTCCACAGATTGATACCACGATTAGCCCAGTCAGCAAACAGTAGATTAAGGCTTCGGCGAGCAGTACGTAAGTCATAGCCAGTACGCAGTTCCGCACCACAACGCTCAAACGCTTCCTCAACAATCTCGCTAAGGTCTAGGTTGAATACTTGGGTGCCTGATGTTGCCATTATCTAAACCCTGCTGTTTTCTTCGCTATGCGTTTGGGTTGCGCTACAAACTGCTTGCCTGCGGCCTTGCCCATACGCTTTGCTTTCGTTGTAGCTGCATACTCAGCAGGGCTAAGTGATTGTATTGCCTTTGCTGGCAAGTACCGCTCACCTGTTTGGGATGAAGGCTTACCGGACTTGGTCTGCCATTTCTGGTCACCCCAGTCCTTCAGCGATTTCTGCGGGGCTTTCACATTAGTCCCTGTAATTCCCGCCTGCTGCCTTGTACTTCTTCGCAACAAGCTGAGCTTTACGGGCTGACCATTCTCCAGCCCCTGTACCTTGAGTAGCTGCGGCTTTTACACTTGACACAATTTTTTTACGCAACTCAGGCTTAGTGTAGTTGCCTGCTGCATTAACAGTTGACTTTGCCTTAGCCATTTAGCACTTCCATTTCCTAAGACTTTTGTTAATCCTGCTATCCGGATCATTAGCTGTCTTTGAGCTAGTTAGCTTCTTCTTCATGCCTGACATCCGGGCACAGAATGACTTCTTGCGGGGACCACCCTCCGGCTGCGGGGCTTTCAACCCAGGCTTACCCGGATTGGCCCTATTGTAAGATGCCCGCCCAGCAGCGTTTAAACCACCGCTTTCAGACTTGCCTTCCTTACGTTGCCATGCCGGAGTAACAGAACCGCCTTCAGCAAACTGTTCAAAGTCCGTACTGTCCCGGCGTTGAACCCGTTTGGCTTTAGGCATCTTAGAGGGGTTGATGTCCCCCATACCCCGGCTAGCCCGCATGATTACCTCATCATTCCACGGGTCTTACCCCGCTGGGCACAGCCATCACCCCGGCTAGAAGCAGAGACTGACCCGCCTTTAGCAAAGGCTTTAGTCTTACCGCGCTGGGCAATACCGTCCCGGCCAGTAGAACCACCTTTGGAAAAAGCTTTAATCTTACCGCCATGTTTCATACCGCCACCACCATCAAACCCACTATTACCATAGTCCATAGGTTGGTCTGGAACTTGAGGCGGCGGGGCGGTAGGAGCCTGCATACCAGCCAAACCCATCCCCTGCCCACCACTAATAGCCGACGCTGGGGCCATAGCGCCCATGCCTTGCATACCACCTAAGACTGCGGGGGCTTTGTACTCCCCCTTTAACTGGGAAATAGCATCTTGCAATGAGTAGTTGTTAGTGTTGGGGTTTATACCAACAATAGAACGCATCATGTCTTTTGCTTTTTGCACATTGACATCATTGTCGTCGGAGCCTGAATCCTCCATAGACGGCAAGCCAATGGCACTACGCATAGCATTAAACTGCTGGTTGCTTCCAGAAGGAAGCTTAGTAAAGTGATCAGCAGGCGTAACGGATGAAGAAATCCCCACTGCATTTTGCATTGCAGCAATTTGCTCCGGGCTTCCAGAAGGAAGATTGGTGAAATGATTGGCAGGGGTCCGTGTAGTTGACGGCGCAGCAGAGCCACCATCATCTTCAAGTTGTCTACGACGCATAAAGTTGTTCATAATTACCTCATCATTCCACGAGTTTTGCCACGTTGAGCGCAACCATCACCCCTACTAGAAGCAGAGACTGAGCCACCAGAAGCATAAGCTTTGATATTGCCGCCACGTTTGTAATCACCCCTTGAGTTGGGATTACGTTCCTGCGGGCTCTCCTGGGGCCGACGAGACTTCTCAAGCTTCTCATCCTGAGCTATTAGCATCTGCGCAGTCTTCCTGTCTCTAACAGCCGCAGAGTCCAAATTAGCTATTTCCCCAGTAACTCCACGCAGACCCCGACCCCTTTTCATAAGATCTGGGTTGTCTTCCAAAACAGTTTCTTTGCCGGTATCCCTAGGATACACAACAGTTTCTTTGTCAATTGGACCACCCTTGGCATTTCTCTTAACGGTGCCATCACTGGCTATGCCGGTATTTTTTGTGTATTCTTTTAAACGGAGTTCTTCTTCAGTTTCGTCATCCGTAGACATACCCAATTGGCGGCGTTTTGCATTGACTCGCTTAACTTCTTTGTAGTCGCCTGGGATCTTATAGCGTTCTGACATAGTAGAAACAACAGGACTAGCTACTGTTTCGTCTTCTTCCTTCTTATTAGGAAGGTTAAAAGACTTAGTGATGCCTTTTGTTTCTTTCTTTGAAGAAGTAATTTTAGGTTTATCTACGTTTGCTAATACCTTATTGGGGGTTGTGTAATCAGAATTGTATTTTGATCTGTTAACTTCCGGCGTTAAATCTTCCCCACGATCTGCATAGCTTGGAGGCTTTGCTAAAGGCTTGTCTGCTTCTTTAGCTGGTTCAAGTTTAAACCCTTCATCCGGTTGCCGTTTAATAGCCTGACGCTCTTCTGCCGCAGGAATGTTTGCAACCCTGCCCCGACCAGCACCAAACTTCTCATAGGCTTCTGACCCAGGCTTGTCAATGTTGCCCATCATCAAGCGTTTAAAGAAACCTACGTCTTCACCCTTTGAAGCTTTAAGGCCAGCAGCTTTGTCAGCAGCATCGCTTTCATAAGCAGCGTCTGATTTCTCACGGGCAATTTTCCTGTCAGGAGTGTCAGTGCCCCGGCCCATAGCACCGTTGTACTCATCCATGATTTCACCGCCAGGAGCGTAACGGTGTTTAATAACTCCACCCCGCTTCTTGCTATCAAGACCCATTGGCGGCTCTTTCATCTTGCCACCTGAACGGCGAAGCTTCTCTTCTGTAAAGATTTCAGCGTCCCTTGGATCAGGCTTAGGCGGGGCTGGGGGGGTATATTTAAACCGCCCTTCTTTTTCAGGAACATACTTCTTGTCCGGATTTTGACTATCGGGGGCATCCCCCGTAATTTCGTTTACAGGTTTAGCCATGATAGTCCTTAGCAGCCGCCGCCGCGTTTCATTTTAATCTGCGTTGCTTGTGTTTTACCTCGTTGGGCAATCCCATCAGCAGCACTTGTAAATCCACCAGCAGAGAACTTAGCCATGCCACCCTTCTTCATGGGAGCAGAGTTCCGTAGCTTGGCAGCAAGGACAGCCGCACGGGGGTCAACAGCTTGACGGGCAGGAGCAGCCTTAGCAGCCAACATAGCAGCAATACGGGGGTCTGCTGAGCGTCTAGAAGCCCCTTGCGTTGTCTTGGCTGCAAGCATAGCCGCCATGCGGGGATCAAGCTGCCCGCCGCCTGCCATCTTCTGCACGGGCTTCATCCCTGCCGGCTTGCCGTTATCAGAAAAGGACTGATACATTGCAGTCCCGCCGCGCTTCATGCCCATCTGGGACTTGTCGAAAGCTTCCTCTTTTTTGGAGCCTTCTTTGCCCTTACCCTTAACTTCTACATCTTTCCCGGATTTTTCAAACCGAGTAAATGGGTTCATTCCTTTGGTAGCCATATCACCGCCCTTAGCAAATTTGCGGCCTTTGTCGGCCTTGGCAAAGTCAGAGCCAACGCTCTGGGGAACCCCAACCTTCTTAGCAAAGGAAGGGTTGTGAGCAATAGCTTCCATGAAGTTATGCTGCTTTTTACTTGTGCTGGGCATTACTTGTCTGCCTTGTTGTCAAGCCTGTCAAAGATTTTACCCAGCATGTCTTTGATTTCCTTCAGGTCTGACCGGTAGTCGTCCCGCGTGACGTAAGTCCTAGGTAGCTCAACGGATAGTTTAGTCAAGTCTTCTTTCAAATCCTTGACCGCAGTCCAAAGCTCACGGGCCAGCCACCCAATACTTGCACATCCTATGGCAAGTGCAGAGTTAATAAGATGCTGGGATTCCATGCTTTACCCGTAGAAGACCGTGATGCCCGTAATTGAGCCAACACTGATTGTTAGGTGCAGGGTCGTGGAGAACAGAACGCCTTCACTCGGGACTAGCATGTAGTACGGAACAGGGTTTGTCTGCGAAGCAATGTCAATTTGGACAAGTATTGCCCCAGTAGCACCACCATCACGAAACTCAAAAGTTGCCGCAGTCGCTGCTACCGGAGTGATAGAAAAGCCTTTCAGCCTTGTCCTACCGGCAAACAGCGCCCCCGCCGCACTTGCATGGGCACTCTTTACATCAGTTTGCATCATGGCAATGCTCCCTGATTAGCTTGCTGCACCGTAACTACCGTCAGCGTTGCGCACCGTGTAAACCAGCATC